AACAGTTTCAACCTTCTGTCTGCTGTTAACGCCGACATCGGAGGTCAAGGAAGCATCGCTCAAGGTACTGTTCCTCAGATCGCTGGTATCAGCATCTACAAATCCAACCACATCCCATCAACTGACCTCAGTGCTGTTTCTTCCGGAGACGGAGATTCTGCCAATGATGTATTTGGTGTGAGCGGTGTTGGATACAATGGTGACTTCCGTAACAGCTTCGGGATTATCTCCCACTCTGCTGCAGTTGGAACCGTTAAGTTGCTTGATCTTGCTACCGAATCGGAGTATCAGATCGAGCGTCAAGGTACGTTGTTTGTCGCTAAGTATGCTATGGGTCACGGAGTTCTCCGTCCTGAGTGTGCTATCGAACTAGTAGCGTAACGCTCTTCTCTCGGTGTTGGGGAGGTCTGTGATTCGTTCCGCTCCCCTCCACTGATTATTTTATCTATACTTATCATGGCTCTGACGACTAAACTAAATGCAGTAAATACAATGATCAGTGTTATCGGGGAAGCCCCGGTTAATACTCTCGGAGGTACAGCCGTTCCTGTATCAGTCGTTCAAGCAGAAGCAGTCCTCGACGAAACCAGTAGAGCCGTACAGTCAGAGGGTTGGCACTTTAATACGGAGCACGAGTACGTACTTACTCCTGATGCTTCCACGTCTAAGATTAACTTACCAAGCAATACGCTTCGGGTAGACTTAGACCCAGAAATTTATACAGACAGCGATCCAGTACAACGTGGACTTTTGTTATACGACAGAAAGAATCACACGGATGTATGGACTAAGGAGGTTAAAGCCTCCATTACTTTTGAGTTAGCATTTACAGATATGCCTGAGCAGTTCCGTCACTACATAACAGTTAAAGCTGCTCGTATCTTTGCTAATCGATTCTTAGGAAGCAGGGAGATCGAAGGGTTTGCTTTGCGGGATGAGATCGAAGCGAAAGCACGGGCGATTGATAGTGACTCTGAAAATGCAGACAGAACTATCTTTGACCACTACAGCGTACTAAGAGTATTAGACAGATAAGAGATGCCTCTGTTAGTAAACAGTGTACCGAATCTCGCACAGGGCGTATCACAACAGCCTGACAATCTCAGGTATCCCGGTCAATGTGACGAACAAATAAATGCTTGGGCCACTGTTGTTGAGGGGTTAGTTAAAAGACCACCTACTGAATATACAAAGAAGATAGACAACAGCGATCCCGGTGCTAACTTATTCACACACTTCGTAAAGAGGGATGAACAGAATAAGTACTGTGTTACTGTGTCTTTAGAAGGTGTAGGTGCTATTGATCTTGATACAGGTAACAATCTACCAGTAACTACTACCTCCACTGTTAATAGCTATCTAAGCGGTATAACAAACCCACTGAAAGACTTACGAGCGTTAACGGTAGCTGATTATACATTCCTTGTTAATAACAAAAAGACAGTAGCTAAAAATACAACGGATCTTAGTCCAGTACCTGCTGATGAAGCTATTATCTTTGTTAAGTTAGGAGATTATAATAAAGCTTACAGTATATACATAGACGATAATTTAGTTCCGTTATCAAGCAATTTAGCTAGTAACCCACATTCATATACACAACACGGTTTTGAACCAGCTACTTATATTAGTGGTGGTAGTAGTACAGCTAAGTATGCAGACACTGGTTATATAGCACAAGACTTAGCAACTTGTTTGGAGGATGAGTTTAATGGCACTCTTTCAGGTATAGATACTATTACTGTTACAAGTGGTGGTAGTGAGTATGTTGGTGGACAGGAAACAGTTAAAGTAGAAGTTGAAATAACACAGCCTACATTTTCTGATGTTGTTGCTTTAGGGGTTGCTAATATAAATGCTTCAGGTGATCCACCAAAAGGACCAATAACAAGTGTTGATATTTATAGGAGTGGTAACAATTTTAGTACGGACCAAGCAACGTATCCTTTAGTATTTACTGTTAAATCTTATGTAAGATACAACGACGGTTGGTTAGATATTTCCAGTCAACACACAGGTTCAGACGCTACATTTACAGCAACTCTTGCTACTAGAACATCCTTAGATATAACTAGGAAAGGTAGTGTTATTCGTATAAAGAGTGACGACGGTCCTTTTAAGGTTAGAGTAGAGGACGGTCTATCCAACGAAGCGTTAGGTTTAGCACATCAGGAAGTAGGAAGTATAACAGACTTACCTAAATCTTGTTTTAATAATTTTAAAGTTAAAGTAATAGGAGACGCAGATATAGACCAAGATGATTACTTTGTAAAATTTACTACTAAAGATAAGAGTGAGTTTGGAGAAGGTACTTGGATAGAGACTGTAGGTTGGACACGTGATGAAACAGAGAGCGGTGTTCTTAATCCTATAGAATTTGAGTTAGATGCTACTACAATGCCTATCACTGTTGTTCCTGTTTTAAATGGCAGTGGTGACGTTGTTTCTTTTAAAGCACAATCACCCGAAGAAGATTTAGACTTAGTACCTCCAGCTGTTAGTGGTTGGAGAAAAAGGAAGGCAGGTAACGACGAAACCAACCCATTCCCATCCTTTGTAGGTAATAAGATTAACGATGTATTCTTCTTTAAGAACCGTTTAGGATTCCTCACAGATAGCAATGTTATCTTTAGTGAAGCAGATGAATACTTCAACTTCTTCCGTACTACCACACAACAGCTACTAGACAGTGCACCAATAGATGTAGGACTTAGTCATACAAAGGTAGCTGTCCTGCAACACGCTATACCGTTCCAAGAGAAGCTGATGTTATTCAGTAAGCAGTCACAGTTTGTATTACGTGGAGCAGACATATTAAGTCCTAAGACTGTAGCTATCTCTCCTGTTACTGAGTACGATATATCAGACAGCGTACAGCCACTGGCTCTTGGTAATTATATATACTTCACTTTTAGACGGAATGACTTTGAAGGGATGTATGAATACTTTGTTGATAACAATACAGAGACATTCCAAGCAGAAGAGATTACTCAACAAATACCTAAGTATATAGCGTCACAAGTAGAGAAGGTAGCAGGTTCTCAAGCAGAGAATACTATTGTTGTTAGTTCCAGCGATGATCGTAATACATTGTTTGTATATAAGTACTTCTGGTCGAATAAAGAAAAGATACAGAGTGCTTGGATGAAGTTCACCTTTGGTCGGGAGGTGCGAGGGTTTGACTTTATCGACAGTAACTTGCATCTGCTAACTAAGGATGATGACGGGTTACACCTAGAAAAGCTTACACTTGAAGACGGTATAAAAGATACAGGGCTGGATTATACGTTATACTTAGACAGCAAGATAGACGGTAGTACATTAACTACTAGCTATAGTACTTCTGATAAACGAACAACTATCAGCGGATTTCCGTATGACCCAACAGATGTTACTGTATATACAAAGAACGGACATAACGTAGCATTTACTAGAACATCAGCTACAGCGGGTACAGTAAGTGGAGATCTTACATCTACTGATTTCTTTGCTGGTATCCCGTACAATATGTTGTACAGGTTCTCCGATCAAACACTTAAACAACCAACAGAGCGTGGAGGGAGAAGTGCATCTGATTACGCTTTTCAAACGATCCGTAACGGCAGTATAAACTACGCAGAGACTGGACACTTCACCGTTGAAGTAACTCCGAAGTACAGGGATAAATATAGCTACGCATTCAATCCTGATATACTGGGAGCTAACTTAACACTTAATAGTTTCACCCCCCAAGACGGTCACTTCCGCTTCCCTGTACAGTGCCAACCAAACGAAGCAAAGATAGAGGTTGTGAGTGATTCTGCTTTACCAGTTAAGCTATTAGCTGCAGAGTTTGAATCGATGATGATACCGAGAAGTAGAAGATATGGAGCTTAGAATAGATGAAGCACACGGTGATATGGATTCGTTTGATCTGTACGAAGACCTGCGGGAGGAAGATATGTTAGAGATACTCGGACTTATGCATCACCCACGTGACGCTGTTATTATGTCTTACGCTACATCAAGCAAGTGTTACAGCGTGAAAGATGATATGAATAACTTGTACTGTTCATTTGGTGTAGCTCCTATCGAAGGTACTAATATCGGAAGTGCTTGGTTATTAGGTACTAGACGGTTACCAAAGATTAAGAAGTTCTTTCTGAAGCACTCCAAGGAACGCATGATGGACTTGTTAGATGGCTTTGATTATCTCACTAACTTTGTTATGAAGAGTAACACGTTGAGTATTAAATGGTTGGAGTGGTTAGGTGCAGAGTTTAGCGATTGTCAGTATGACGGCTATCTGTCATTTATATTAGAGAGGAAGTAATTGTTATGTGTTTTCCAGTAATAGGTGCGGCAATGTTGGGTTATGGTTCCGTAGGTGCAGCAACTGCGGCTACAGGTATAACAGCTACAGGTCTTGGGGTTATGGCTGGTACTACTGCTTTAGGTATCGCTTCCCCTGTTGTAGGTGCAGTTGGTCAGCGTCAGCAAGCTAAGGCACAAATGCAGTTTCAAGAACAACAAAGACAAGCTGCAGTCAAAAAAAAAGGACTTCAAAGAACTTCTGCGTTGTTAGAGTCACAGCAAAGAATGGAGTCAATAAGCCAGCGGAAAAGACAACTCGAAATGATGCGTGACGCAGCTGCTAGTACTCTGCGAGCTAAACAGGGTGTGGCTATATCAGATGCTTTTGAGAGAGACTTAGATAGACAACTAGGTGTTGAGCTTAGTATGCTAGAAAAAGAGGAAGGTCTGTACGGTATTCAATACGGACTTGGCATGCAAGAGTTAGCTTTAGCTGGGCAACAGGAGTTATTGAAATATAGTCAACCTATACAAACTGAAAGCCCATTGGTAACAAGTTTTAAAGCTATAAGCGGAGGATTGTCCGGAGCTACTGCTGGTTTAAATTTAGCAAGTGCTACAAGAAAAAGAAGTGATTTAAGCATCAGTAACAAAGGCAGAGTGTAATATGACTAAACTTAGAACAGTACCTTTTGTTGATATGCCTGGCTTTAGCTATAAACTAGCTAATGTAAAAGTAGGTCGTAGTGGGTATCAAGATTTAGCTGATGCACTATCTCAAATAAATCCAGCGTTACAACAATTCAGTAGACTTAGTTTAGCTAAACAACAACTAGTAGAGCAAAAACAAGAAGAAGATAGATTAGCTAGAGAAGCGGAGATAGCTAAGGGTAGAGAAGCTTTTCAATTAGACCCTAGCGGAGTTAGTGAACAGTTAAAGAATCTTACCAGGAAAGGTATTAAATCTGGTGTTATTCCTGAGAATGCTAACGCTCCATTTATTATTGGAGGTCTACAAGCACAAGGTGAAGTATTAGTTAACAGAGATTACAGGGATCAATTAAGAAGTCTTGTTGAAACCACAGATGATCCTGAAGTAGCTATCGCAAAAACCAAAGCTGAGTTCTTAAAAAGACCTGAGTTCTCTGATCCATCTGTTAGAGCATATGCTGCTGAAGTATTAGGTAAAGTAGATGATGAGTTTAGGAAGGATGTTAATAGTAGATTAGATGCTGTAAGAACAGAGAAGAGTAAGGGAGCTTGGTTAGAACTGGGACTACCGCTAGTCGAAGGTGTTGTAAAAGGCGAGATAGATATTAATGGTCCTGAGATGGTTGGTTGGGTTAATAGAGCTGCGGGTGTGTTTGAGAACTCTCATAAATATGCTTTTGATGAATTAATTAAACCATCCATATTGGAGTTAGTTGAATCTGGTGGTGCTCCTCTAGCTTTAAGAAAGGTAAAAGATATAGAGAACTGGGTGATTAATCCTGATACTGGGGCTAAGTTTATTACAGCAGAACTTAGAGATGATCTAGCTACATTTAAAAGAGACATAGAAGCTAAAGATTCCTATTTTAAAAACAAAGCAAAAAACTTATACACAACCAATAAAGAGGAAGTATTAAATCCTTTAGTGACAGAGTTTAAAGGTAAGCTCAACGATGGTGATATTATTACTGATTCTTATTTAAAAGATTGGACGAACCGTGTAAGACTTACTGGTGTATCTTCTAATGTGCATGGTTTGGATGTAGAAGAAACTATACGAAGCATGATAGAGTTATCCAATAAAGATTACTATAATGCAGATGCTGATATAGAGACTGATCCTAGAGTTTGGAGCACATTGAAAGCAGATTTAGATAAAGGCTTAGATGTGCTTGAAGACGCTCAAGATGCTTTAGAGAGGAGAGAGCTATCTTTTGACGACTTTAAAACAATACAACAGCAGAACGGTGACAGTGATAGATTCAATAACGAAGTTATGGAGGGAATCTCAGCTGTTAAAAGATTAACAGAAAGTTTTAAAAATCAATTTAAGGATACAAAGCTAACGGAAGAGATGAAGATAGCTGGTATTAGCCCTGCTACAACAAACGCTGTTAAAGATATAACCAACTACAACGCACACCCGAATACCCTAGATACTTTAAGACTTAAAGGTATGTTAGCTTGGCGATCTAAACTCAAAGAAACAAGAGACGATTTAGTAAAAGCTAACCCTAATATCACACCTCAACAGCTCGACGAAACACTAACAGAACAGTCTATAAACCTATATCAAGACTTTAACGAAGAGTACAAGAAGACAGTACTAAGCGAGTTGCGGACTGGTAAATATATCATAGATACTGATTCATATATCACTGTTAAAAATTTAGAAAACGCTATAAGAGGAATTGAGACAGGCAACGCTTCGCTAGTTGATTCGAAGATAGAAGGTTTAATTTCAAACTTAGAGTTCCCAGATAACTTAGAAGAGGTGTTGACATTTCTTCGAGCTTACAAAGATAAAATACAGTAATGGCTAAGACGATTGCAGAATTAATTGAGGAACAAAAAGCTTTTGAGGGATTTAAGCAGAAGGGTTTACCTTTAGCTGATTCATCCTCTACCCGTGCTCCTAGTGAGGTTTCAACGGCAGGAGTTCTTGAACCTATAGACGAGGAAGATGGTAAGTATTTAAGATTAGCTGAATCAATAGGAGGAGAGATCGGAGGTAGCGTTGCTTTACAAAGTGTTACAACTCCTTTACTTGGTGGCGGTTTGCCAGGCATAGGTGCTTATATAGCAATAAATGGACTAGGTAATTTAGGTATTAATTATTGGGCACAAAGTCACAGAGACCCTGAAGCAGAGTATTCACCGGAAGAAGGCATAGCTACAACAGCTATAGGAACATTAGGACCGTTAGCTGCGTATAAAAAAGTAGCCCAATTATCTAGGTTAAAACAAACAGGTGTAGCTGCTGCTGAAGGTACCGCAATGGCTTTTACTGAAGATTTGTTACGACAAGGTCTTGAAGTAGCCACAGGTAAAAGAACAGATGGAATAAGTGTACAACAGTTAGGTTTCTCTGGTGCAGCTGGTTTGTTATTTGGGGGTGGTACTAAGTATCTAACATCCGGACAGAACTTCCATAAACTAGGATCGTCTGCTAGTGACATGGATAAGATGAAGAAGGTAGCTGAAGTTAATGCAGCTAAAAGAATTTCATCTATAGATAGTATGCTGGAGAACCCTGAAGTAACAGGTGAGTACAGAGATTTGTTATTAAGAGAGAAAAGAGAAATTAAAGAAACTCTTGAGACTATTAGAGTAGGAGATAAAGAATACTTAGATGGGCTGAAAGAAGAGGCTATTAAACAAGAGCAAGAAACAAGACAAGCTATTGTTGATAGAATAAGAAAACTAGAAGAACCACAAGTAGGAGAAGGTACAGTACTTAGACCTAAAGAAGAAATCGAAGCACCGACCGCAGAAAAATCTGTTGAACCAGAAATAGCACCGCAACCCACTCAACCCACTAAGCTCACCACTGAACAGAAGCTAGAAGCCCTAGAAAGAATGGGGATGAGTGATGAAGACTTGTCTAAAGTACTAGAAGGTAAGAGTGAAATTATACCGCTTAACTTAGCTACTTTTACTACGGACCAAGGTATACAGAAATCAGTGGTGGGTGTACTTGAACAGTTAAGTGATAAGATCAAAACAAGTCGTGTTAAGACTGATAAAGAATCTTTAATAAAACAAGTAACGGCTTTAAGAAAGAAACTTGATCCTGAATTAGATGAAGCTAGGTTTGTACAGCAGATAGCTAAAGAGTCTGAAGATATTATATTTAAAACAGCGTTGGCTGATAGTATGACTTTTTCAGCTATGGAAGATTGGTTTAAGAAAGTAGAAGCTAATACAGATTTAAACGATCCAGCTGTAGCTACTCGACTAATGGCTGATATGGATAGACTTCAAATATTTTTAGAAGAATCAGCTAGAATTTCTAGTTCAGCTGGTAAGTTGTTACAGAGTAGAAAAATAGCTAAAGATCAAATAGCTGCTAATATTAACACCTTTGAAAGGAAAGCTACAAAAGCTGAAAAGGATTTAGTTGAAGAACTTATTAAGTATCCAGAAGAACTTAGCCCAGGTGAACTTAAAGAACAGCTAGAAAAACTCGGTGGGTTAAAGAATGTAAAAGCTCTACTAAATGAAATAAGATTAGTAAAAGACCCACAGAAGCTAGGAAAACTGTTAGAAATAAGTAAGAGATCAATAGGTGAGAAGTTTGGTAGAGTAGGTAAAGAACTAGTTTACGATGGTGTTTTGAGTGCTCCTCCTACACAAGCTGCCGCTGCTGCTGGTAATGCTATGATGACTCTTTATTCGTTGATGAACCAAGGGGTAGGTGGACTAGCTACAGGTAATTTAGAACAAACTAGGATGGCTCTAAGAACTACTAAGTATTTGTTATACGGAATAGATGATGCTTTTCAGGCTGCTAAAGTAGCTGCTGCTAATTCTCAAGGGTCGATGTCTTTAAATAACCACTACGAGAAGATAGGTGAAAAAGCTTTTACTATGGAAGCTACTGGACTATCAGGACCTATAGGAGAGACTGTTGAAAATACAGGAGAACTTTTAAGTTTTGGTCCTAAAGGTTTAGTATTTCAAGATGAGTTCTATAGGCACTTATTCGGTAAAGCTCAAGCTCGTGCGTTGTTAGCTGAAGAATATAAACAACTAGTTAAAAGAGGTGAAGCCCCTGTAGGGCAGATAAAAGATTACATGGAGTCTAGGTTAGCTCGGTACTTTGTTGACGGAAAAAGATTCAAGACAAAGAACGATGTAGAGATGGATGCTGTATCTAAAGCTAGAGAGCAAGGACTCAATGTTGAGGAAGCTAAAGAGTTTATAACCGAATATGTTAGAGATAACTGGACAAATAAACTGTCTAGTGAAATCGAATACATGAAGGACTTTGGAGATAAAATAACATTCCAAAGAGAACTAAGTAGTGACTACGGTGTACTAGAGGCAGGTGCTACAAAATTAGGTGAGTTAAGACAGAAATCTAGCGTATTAGAATTAGTTCAGTTATTTTTAAGAACTCCTACTAACATGTTTATGGAACTAGGGGGTACTCTTAGTGGTGGTCTAATGATACCAGGGATGAACAAGATGACGTTCCAAAGGACACTAGAGGAACTAAGAAGCGACAATCCGTCTATAAGAGCACAAGCTAGAGGTAGACAGATAGTAGGTGCTGGATTATGGGCTTCTGCTTTATATCTTGCAGATCAAGGTATAGTTACAGGAGAAGGTCCCAAAGATTATAAAGAGCGTGAAACTAAAATGAGTACAGGTTGGGAACCACACGCTATAAACATGTCAGCTGCTAAAAGATTTTGGGATACTGGCAATGCAGGTGGAGACCAAATGGGTGATAATTATTTACCTTTAAGTCGATTAGGTTCTATCGCTGATGTATACGGAGTGTCTGCTACATTACTAAGAGCTAAAGAAGATAACTCAATGCCAGATGAAGAATTGGATCAAGTTATTAGTTCCGTTCAACTAGCACTAACCACTATGATTACAGACAAAACTTACTTAATGAATATTAGTGAGTTGAATGACGGTCTGTTTAGAGGTAAGTGGGAAGAAGGAGGTAAGAGCGGTGCTAATGCTTTGTTTACCGCTATAAATAGAATGGCAGTACCGTCCGCAATGAAAGCTGCTGCTCAATTAAATGATCCATACCTAAGACAAATAAACGAGCCTATGGAGCAGTTTAAAATGGCTTTTGCTAAAACTCGCAGAGAGTTAGACCCTAAAAGAGACGAGTTAGGAATACCTAAGCGAGCATCTCAATATGATGCAATAGGACAAGCTATAAACTATTTAAGTCCTTTGCGTGTTGAAAGTTTAAGAGCGTCTACTGCTACTAAAGAAGATGTTAAAATGGGTAGGGCATCTAAAGTAGGTGAGAAGTTATTTACTAAAGAAGACGAAGCTAGAATGATTTTAGCAGAAGTTGGCGGTCGTTTTAAGTTTAGTCGACCGGACGATGGAGTTCCTGGTTTAAATCTAAAGAAATTAAAGGTACAAAAAGATTACGGTTTTGGATTAGAGCAGACTCTATATGACCGTTGGCAACAAATATTCTCAGAACTAAAACCAGCTGATGCAATAATTAGAGCTTACAATAAACCTAAATATCAAAGAATGGGTAAAGTACCTAAAGGTTCTCCTATAACTAATGCAAGACAGATTACTATAGAAGCGAATCTCCGTGCGTTGAGGAATAAAGCTTTAGAGCAATTAGTAAGAGAAAACCCAGAATTAGAAGCACAATACTACTTATTAAGAGACTTAACTAAGAAGACATTAATCGAAGGAGAAACCGCTCCAAGAAAAGTAGTAGCTCCTGAATTAGCTCCGCTATTAGACTAAGGACTTGCTCTTCTCACTCAATAATTAATAATATACACTTATCATCATGGCTAACACCTACGTAGACTATACAGCAACAGCAGCACAGCAGTACTTTGCTTTTAACTTTCCGTATCTTGAAGACGATCACGTTATTGTGGAAATCGAGGGTGTAGATCAAACGATCACTACAAACTACACCATTGAAACCTCTCCGTCTCAACGCATCAATCTAAGCAATCCAACGACTGCTCTGGCTGGTGGTGAGTTAGTACGTATAAAACGTAGGTCAGCACCTAACACGAACCTTGTAGACTTTCAGAACGGATCGGTGTTAACAGAGGCTGAGTTAGATAGAGCGTACCTACACAATCGTTACTTAGCTGAAGAAGCTACTGAAGGTGCGGATTCCGGTTTGAAAGAGCTAGAAGGTAGTACGAACTACAACGCTGGTAACAAGCAGATCAAGAACTTAGCGGACGGTACATTAGCAACCGATGCTATTAACAAAGGATACGTAGACACACAGATCGCACTTACCGATACCAACTTAGCTGGGTTCTATAAATCCACACACACTGGTAACGGAACTGATAACGTCTTCACTCTTTCGTTTACCCCGCAAACAACAGACGCAAAAGCGTACATCGTATCGATAGACGGTCTTGTACAAGTTCCAGATACTGACTACACGATAGGTGCTACAGCTATTACATT